GGCAGCCCGATTGTGCCGTTCGAGAGCACACTGGCCGTTACCAGCACGGGAGGCTCTGGTACGGCAGTACGGACAGCGGACTCCTAACCGATGACCATTTCCTTTGACACCGCCACGCTGACGATAGAGGCAACAGCCTCTATCGCAGACTTGCCTGTTTTCCACGCAGCGCTGCGGGACTGGGAAGACAGTGTCGAAGGCGCGATCTGCCCAGTGACACACACCTGGAGGGCTCTGGACCTTGGTGGAGCCTATTTTTATCAGGTAGACCTCATCAACGGCTGGAAACTCAAGTTCCCGAACCCAGGCAACTACACAATCATCGGTAACCTGAATGCGACCATCACCCCTGTTGCCGGGGTCTACATCGAACGCAAGACCAGCGCAGCCTACACCACCACCGCTGTCGGTGGCAGCGGGCCAACCGCTGCGGAGATTGCTGCAGCGGTTCGGGCGGAACTCACCGCAGAGATGGCCCGCATAGATGTGGCTGTCTCCACCAGAACAACCATTGCCGACATATTCGCAGCCGTATGAACTACATCTTCAACGTCCTCATCGCGCTGGATCGCTTCTTGAACTCTGTTATCGGAGGGCACTACGACGAAACCCTATCCGCATCGGCGTGGTACGGCGAGCAGCAAGGCAAGATTCTCCCAAGATTCTTTAGACCCATCATCGACTTTCTCTTTCTTCCGTTCGAGCGCGATCACTGCAGGAGCGCTTACGAGTCCGAGCGCAACTTCTACAGGAGGCCACACGCATGACATCTGAAATTCCGCAAATCGTTGATGAGCGTCGTCACGGAGAGCGGCGGTCCGATTGGCACACACCAAATGACTGTTTCAAAATGCTTGACGTTCAGAAAACTATGGACTCTATTTTTGGTGAGCTGGCCGAAGGTCGCGCTCGCATGGACTGCATTGAGCGCAAATTGGAGGCGAACCACCTCGCCGCTACAGACGGTCTGAACCGATTGGCCTCAAGTCAAGAGGACTCGATAGCGAAAACGGATCGCATATTTGAGATCGTCTGCATGGGTGAGGGATTTTTCAAAGGTGTGAAGTTCACGGGAAAGTGGCTGCGTAAAGCGGTCATGTGGGTGGCTCCTCCGATAGCCGCGATCATCGGCTTATGGCAGATGATCTCCAACAAAGGACACTGAGATTGGTATGCGCAACCGACACCACAACGTTTTGCAACGGATCGCCAATGCAACGGTAATTCTGGCGATTACCGGAGTAATTTTTGTCAATCGGAGGATTCAAAAATGGATAACGGCTTGATCGACTGGGTTCTGATTGCGATCTTTGTTTTTGTCATGTCCATGCTGATGTACGCAGTTGTGTTTTTCGATGTGTCGATTTGATGGACAACAAGTTCACGATGGACGTTTTGGAGACGATGGCGCAGATGTTAGAGGTTCTCGTCGCCAGGATCGAGATGTTGGAAAAGAAACTAAACGAGTCATGTTCCTGCCACAAGTGGGCAAGTAATTTCCGGCCTGATGTCATATTTGAACCCTGCACTCTTGGGTCTGATTTATCCCCGCAGGAAATCGAGGATTTGATGGCCATGAAGTAAAGCGAAATTATGCCGCAGGGGTAAATTCGCAATGCTTGTACACAATTCGCACAATTCACAAAGGATTGTGCATGCGACCATGTTTCACATTCAAAGCCCAAGCTGCGGATAAACCCGCAGTATTGGCAATTGACGACGAGATTGGATTCTGGGGAACCCAGGCCAAGGATTTCCGCGCCGCGCTGGAGTCCGTGGCATCCGACAATCTTGAAGTCGAAATCAATTCGCCTGGCGGTGATGTTTTCGCGGGCCTTGGCATGTACAACATGCTGCGGTCTTTCGCAGCCAACGGCAAGACGGTAACTACCCGCGTGACCGGCGTTGCTGCCAGCATTGCCAGTATCGTGATGCTGGCCGGTGACAAGCGCGAGATGCCGAAAAACGCATTCGCCATGATCCACGGGCCGAGCACCTTTGCATTTGGAACCTCGGACGAACTGCGCGAAGCCGCCGACGTGACCGACAAGATCGGATCGTCATTGATGCGCGTGTACGTTGACCGTATGGGGGTCAGCGAGGACGAAGCCGCTGCGATGATGGCCAAGAACACATGGCTGACTGCCGACGAGTGCCTGGCTAACGGCTTCGCTACCGACTTGATCGACAGCGTGCAGGCCACGGCCAAGTTCAACATGGCCCGTGCAGACTTACCCGCTCACGTGCAGGCTGTGTTTCAGGCCAAGACGGAGATAGTCGAAGATGCCCCTGCACCCGAAACGAAGGCTGAAGGTGCCGCTACTGAAGCACAAGCCACTCCTGAGCCTGCTGCGGTCCCTACGAACCCGGTGGCTGAACAGATCATCGCCCGTGCGAAAGCCGCTGGCCTGGACGCACATGGTCCGACGATTGCACTGGCTTGCGCCACGGTTGCGGAGGCTGACTTGCGAATCACCGCAGCACGCGAGATCGTCGCCTTGTGCACGATTGCCAAGCGCCCGGATGACGCAGGTAAGTACATCCGATCAAACACGTCTGTGATTGACGTTCGAGCCACGCTTATCCAAGAGCAGGCCAAGGCTGATGTTCACACCGACACCACCAAACCAAATGAGTCTGCAGCCACGGGTGCGAGTTCCGGCGTAGACCCTAAAGCAATCTGGAACTCGCATCTCAAACAGCAACCTAAGAAGGGCCGCTAAAAATGACCACTCCACTCTACAACTCTCCGCAAATCGTGGACTTCGTTATTTCCGAAGGCGACGATTTTCTATCCCGCGACAATGCGGTAGTAACCCAGACTGGTACGGCCATTAAGTCCGGCACCATTCTGACGCAGGTTGACACCGGCACTGGCGCATTTGCAATGGACGCGGGTGCCACCGGAAACCCGACTTCCGGCGCGATCACGGTCGGCGCTGCGGCCATCCCTGGTGCGTATGTGATTGCATTCACGGCAGCTACAAAGTTCACGGTCGAAGCGCCAAACGGTGTAACTATCGGCACCGGAACTCTGGGTTCTGCGTTCTCTGCTGGTGGCCTGGGCTTCACGCTGACCGCAGGTGGAACGGCTGCGGTTGCGGGCGACACAGCTAAGATCACAGTTGCTGCAGGCACTGGCAAGTACATCGCTTACACCGCAGGAGGTGCTGCTGGCGTAGCTTCCGCGATCCTGTACACCGGCTTGCCCGCTGCCACAGGCGACGCGAAGGTTGTCGTGTTCAACAAGGACATCGAGGTCAGCCGTGACAAGCTGACAGGTCTTGACGCAACAGCCGAAGCGCAATTGCGCCTGGTCGGTATCCGGGTTCGTGGAACCGCGAGCCTGCCCTACGTTTCTACCCCGGCTCTCTGAGCCTAACTCTGACTCAGGAGAACCACACAAATGGCAACTTTAGACATCTTCAACAACGATGCGTTCAGCCTTTCCCGCTTGACGCAGACCATCGTTGACATCCCCCGCGTGCCGACTCAGATCGGTGACGAGGGTTTGTTCACCGAGTACGGCATCAACACGCTGACGATGATGATCGAGCGTCAAGGCTCCAAGCTGAATCTGGTGCCCACAGCGCCCCGTGGTGGCATCCCGCAGCCCGTGCATCTGACTGGCCGCAAGCTGCTACCTATTGCTGCCGTGCACTTGCCCCAGTCGGCAACGGTGCTGGCTGACGAGGTGCAGGGAGTGCGTGCTTTCGGTAGCGAAACCGAAGTCGAAGCGGTCAGCAAGATCGTTACACGCAAACTGGAAGTGATGAAAGCGAACCTGGACCTGACCAATGAGTACCACCGTGTCGGTGCGCTCAAGGGCCAGGTACTTGACGCTGACGGAACCACTGTGCTGTGGGATATGTACAGCCTGTTTGGTTTTACCCAGGACACGGTGTTCTTCGACCTGGGCACGACCACCACGGATGTGAAACAGAAGTGCATCGACTTGAAGCGCAAGGTTCAGGTCGCCTTGGGTGGCCGTGCAATCCAGCGTGTGCGTGTGAAAGTATCTTCGAGCTTCTTCGACAAGCTGGTGGCGCACACCTCTGTCAAGAAGGCATTTGACTTGTACCAGCAAGGTATGCACTACCGCACTGACCAGTCCGAAGGCGACTTTGAATTCTGCGGTGTCGTGTTCCAGATTTATCTGGGCGGCACGTCTGCCGGTGACTTCATCGGCACGGACCTTGGCTATGCCTACCCTGTTGGCGTGCCCAATATGTTCCAGACGGCTTACGCCCCTGCGAACTACATCGAGACGGTCAACACCAACGGACTGCCGTACTACGTCAAGCAAGAGCGCATGAAGTTTGACGTGGGCGTTGAGATGTTCTCGCAATCCAACCCGATCCACCTGAACACGCTTCCCGAAGCGGTCATCAAGGTGTCGGCGGCGGCGAGCTAAACCATGCTGCCCGCCTTCAGGCGTGCGGCACAAGGCATCCTCAACCAAATGGGCGAGGATGCCTTTTTTAATGGTGCAACAACGCCGATCAAGATCAACATCGAGCGTGGCGTGCAGGTTGAAGGCTTCCAGAACGACACTGACCGCGACATATTCATGTTGCGGGACGTAGCCACGATCTCGTCTGAAGTGAACCCGAAAGCCGGGGATCGCTTTGTGCAGAACGGGCGCACCTATCGACTTGAGTACCGGGCGCACGACAGCGGTGTGCTGCAGCGGTTTGTTGTGATGGATGTTACGACCTGATGGCAACCTCACTCATCAAGATTGACGTAACCAAAGTCGAGGGACTTGCCGAGCGCCTTGGCAAGTTGACAGGTGCGGAGATCGCCGCAGCGTCCGTCACTGCGCTCAACAGCGCAACAGAGTCGGCATACGACCTTGCCCGGCAACGCATGGTGTCGTCCGTCAATCTGGACGACCCCTACATTAGAACGAAGATGGACGTGACCCCGGCGACGTTGCAGAAACCCAAGGCGTCAATCGTTGCGTTTGGTAATAAGCCGTTCGTCACACCGCTGTCTCGATACCCAAACCAGTTGATCCTGGCACCACGCAAGACAACCGGGCACCAGTACAACAACAAGAAGCGCCCATACACAGGCGGTTTGAAGTTGCCGGAGGGTATGCGCCAGAAGGCTGTGCAGGTCAGCGTCAGTCGCCAGGGAGGTGGGGCCACGCTGCTGTACGCCTTCATGCAACCGCTGAAAGCTGGTGGGGTTTCTGGCGGAAACGGCTTCGGCATATTCGCCCGCGACAGGTCGGGCAAGAAGCTGCACAGGTATGGTCCAGCCGTGTACCAGATGTTCAAAACGCTGCTGCCGACAATCGAGGGCGAGGTTGGCGACGACCTCAGTACCAAGTTGCTCGATGAGGTGGAAGCGGAAATTCAAAAGGCTTTTGCATGACAACGACCCCATTCACTAAAGCATCCGATATTGCTGCGTACCTTACCTCGCTGATGGCCGGTATCCAGATCGCAGACGGGTTCAATACCGACATCGGCTTGACCGTGTACCGTGGGCGGCGCATGGTTGACGATGACATGGTGCCGTGCAGCGTCATCATTGAGGGGGAGGATCGACCGGGCGACAACGTGGGGCGCGAGGAAATCAAGATCACGCAGAACTACGTGCTCGGTGGGTACGTTCGGTGCGACCCATATCACCCCAATGACGCTGCGCATCTGGTAATCAAGGACATCAAAAAGGTTCTGTTTGGGCAAGGCCCACGCTTGGGTGGAAGGGTCCGAGCGATCAGCTACACCGGGCGTGACATTGGCCCACGCGCAGACGGTGTGCCTATCGTTTTTGCCGTCGTTCACATCTCAATCGAATATGCGGAGCGTTTGGCAGATGCGTAGCGAAATTATGCCGCAGTGTGTATTTTGCTAAAAAGCAGCACACTGCGCACTGTAAAGTTTTTGACAGTGCCGTTGAATGCGGCGCACCACCCTTTAGGAGTATTCCACTATGGCTGCACGCGGTTTTCTAGGCGCTGGCGATGTGTATATTGAGCGTATTGTCGCAGGTGTCGCGCAGGGTCTGAAAGGCCCGTACTACGCTGACAAGTTTGAAATCAAGCCCAACGTCGAGGTCAAGGAGTTGGTATCCAAAGGTCGCAATGACTACGGCCAAACGCTTGAGTCGGTTGCCCTGCAAAAGCCCGCCGACTTCACCCTGGAACTCAAGGAAGTGAACAAGGAGTCGATGGCCCTGGCGCTGTTGGGCACACAGGCCGCTGTGTCGCAAGGCTCTGGAACGCTGACGGACCAGGAAGTAACGACCAAGGCTGACTGCTGGGTTTCTGTCAGCAAGGAAGCTCTGGGTGCAACTATCACGGTCAAGGATTCTGCCACCGGACTCATTACCTACGTGGAAGATACAGACTACGAGCTGAATCGTCCTCTGGGTCTTATCAAGGCACTGAGCACGGGCGCGATCACTGCCAGCCAGCACGTCGATGTGTCTGGAACGTATGGGGCGGTGTCAGCAACCAAGATCAGTGGCGCAACCAGTGCTGACGTTCGAGCGCGCTTCGTGTTCGACGGTATCAACCAGGCTGATGGTTTGCCGTGCACCGTTGAAATCTACGAGGGCGTTATCGCTGCCAACAGCGCATTTGATTTCCTTGCCAACGACTTCAACAATGTCAGCTTGCCTGGCAAGATGAAAACGCCCACTGGCAAGTCCGAGCCTTTCACTGTGACGCTGCGTAGCGCTTAAACGTTCGGCTTGAGGCGTGGCGGGCAACTCCCGCAGCCATGAACCCGCCACGCCTATGAAGCATGGCGGGTTTTCTTTTTTCGGAATAGGTATTGCAGTATGGCGACTGGATCAGGCTCACGTGACGTAACCCTAACCCTTACCGTTGACACGCTAGGGGAAGATGGTATCAAGCAACTCCAAACGGCCATCAACGCACTGGCTGCAGAGGGTGGGGCCGCAGGCCCGGAGTTCCAGAAACTTGCGGAGCAGGTGTCCAGGCTCGGAGAGCAGAACGCAGCACTGCAAGCCGTCAAGACACTGGCCGACGAGACTGCGCAACTGGCCCAGTCGCAGGACTCCGCTGCGCAGCGGGCAAAAGACCTTGCAGACAAACTCGACTTGCTTCGCCAAGCTGCGGCGGCTGCCGGGCAGAAACAGCAAGAGTCTGCCGCTGCCTTGAGCGAAGCCAAAAAAGCCCAGATCGACCTTGCTGCTGAGATCAGCAAGTTGAACAAGGAGTACGACGCTGCCAGCAAGAAAACAGACGAGTACCGGACAAAGTTTAACGACCTGGTGGACAAGCAGGCCGAGGGCAAGAAAAAGATTGTCGAACTGCGCGATGAGCAGAAGGCTGCGAATGCAGAGTACAGCGCCGCGCAGTCGGAGGTGACCAGCCTCACCAGGGAGTTTGACCGCGCAGCGACTGCTGTTGAAAAAGCGACCAAGGCGACGAACGACTCCAAGGTGGCGTTTGACGGGGCCGTTGAGCAGGCGTCGAAGCTCGGTGTTGTCACAGAGAACCTGACAGCAGCTGAAGGCAACCTGATCGCCATATTCAACCGTGGCGTAACGGCGGTGAATGAGCGCAAGGCAGCGCTAGCTGACCTGGCCGAGTCTGATAGATTGCTGGCGATCCAAGAGAAAGCGCAGATCGAATTGCTCAAGCGCGGAGAGCAAGCGCTGCAGGCGGAGGTGCATGCGCTCAGAGATGCCGAGCGATCCAACCAGGAGTACACCGCAGCCAAGGCGAAAGCGACCGCCGACGATGAGGCATGGCAGCGTGAGGCATTTTATATTGTCGAGGCGAAAGAAGCAGCGCAGAAGTTGGCCCGTGAGACAGAGATTCTGGCCGCAGCGCAGCGCGAACTTGCACAGCAGAACGCATTTGAGAAGTTGGCGAACCAGGCCAAGAAGATGGCAGATGCCGCCGAATACGTGCGTTTCTGGGAGACAGAGCTTGCGAAGGCAGAGCAGCAGGTAAAGGAAACCGCTGCGGCCACAACTGCTGCCGGTGCCAAGATTCAGGACGCCTTCAAGACGGTCGGCGTCCGGTCAGCGCAGGAGTTGAAGGACGAGATCGCCAAAACCAAGGCTGCAATGGAAACGCTGGCTGCGGAGAGTGCATCGACCGGGACCACACTCAAGGGGGCGTTCGACGCGGGCAACGACAAGATCAAGAATCTGGAACGTGACCTGCGCGAGTTGAACGGCACCATGACGTTGGGCGACAAGACAGCCAAGTTGTTTTCAGGTGCGCTTGGTCAGATCGCAGCGGGCAACCTGGTTGCTGATGCGGTCGGATACTTGGTCCAGAAGGTCAAGGACTTGGGTTTTGAGTTTGTCCAAGCGGTTATGCAGGGCGACCAGTTACGCCGTGGTCTGAACGCAATCTACGGGTCTGCCGAACTCACCGGAAAGCAGATCGACTTCCTGCGTCAGACGGCTATGGAGTCCGGCGTGTCGATGGGCGGGTTGACTGGTGAGTTTGTCAAGTTCGCGGCGGCAATGAAGTCGTCCAACATCCCGCTAGAGCAATCAAACGAGTTGTTCAGGGCCGTATCGAGAGCTTCTGCCACCTTGGGGCTAAGTGCCGACGAAACCAAGGGTGCACTCAACGCACTGGCGCAGATGGCCAGCAAGGGTGTCGTGTCGATGGAAGAACTGCGGCAGCAGTTGGGGGACCGCCTGCCCGGAGCAATAGGCCTTGTGGCCAGCGGGTTGGGAATAACAGAGCAGCAGCTGAACAAGTTGGTCGAAACCGGCAACCTCGCCGCCCGTGACCTGTTCCCTGCTTTGAGCCAGGCTTTGAACAAGCTCCAGGGGGACACGGATGGTGTATCAAACGCATGGGAGCGGTTCAAAGGCTTCCTGACACTGACAGCGCAGACAGCAGGTGACGCCGGTTGGGTGCAGTTGTTGACTGGGGCAATCAAGGTACTTGGGTCGGCGGTTGGGGCAGTCGGTATCGTGATGATGGGTTTTTACGAAGCCCTGCAACTGAGCATTAAGGGTGCTGTTGCACTAGCTGATGTGCTGACAGGTGGTAGCGCTAAGACTGCATGGGAGTTTTTGAAAAAGGAAACCGATGAGTCGGCAACCCGGTTGCGAACACTGCATGATGCCTATACGCAGGTTCTTGACCCACAGGAGTCGTTCAACAAAGGGAATACCAATGTCGGAACGTCATCATCTGCTGCTGCTGTTTCGACAGCGAAACTGGAGGACAGCGTTAGAAAACTGGCCTTGGGCTACGAGTTGTCCGGTGCTGCTGCGAAGTTGGCAGGTGATGCGACCATACAAGGTGCCGACAAGATCGTTCAGTACAACGCCAAAGTATCCGAGCTGATAAAGAGTCAGCAGATTGCCACCGAGGGCTTCCAGAGAAAGGCCAAAGCAGCGAAAGACGATGGGGATCAACTCGTAACGCTGGCCAAACTTACCGGCGACCACTCTCAGATTGTCGCTGCTGACGCTGAATCCTCCAGGCTACAAGCAGACGCTCTTGAAAATGTTGCCGCGAGTCAGCGGGTGGAAGTTGACTTGCTGTTGGTTCAGCGAAAACACTTGGAGGACGTGAGACGTAGCAGGGGCGACAACGAGGAACAGATCAAGGCCGAGTTGAAAGCGCTTGACGACAAACTGGCCAAGGCCCAGCCAGAACTTGAGCAGATGGAGGCTGCGGCTGACGCAGCAGAAGCAGAGGCCAGAGCACGGGCTACGCAAGTTCTTGCGCTGCAAGACCACTCCAAAGAGATCAGCGGCTACAAACTGCTTATCACTGCGTTGCGCGCTGCGGAATCTGACCTTATGGCTTTGCAAAAGGAAGGTTTCGACACGTCCGATGAGTTGATGCGTGTCCGACAAGAACTTGGAAAAGCCACAGCGCTGTACAACGACGGACTGAAAGACCTGATCCGCAACACAGAGGTGGACATTAGGCAAACGTCAGCCAGCGTTGCGTTGAAGGATGCGCAGTCTGGGGCGCGCATCAAGCATATCGAAACTCTGCTGGCGGAAGCCAAGCGTGAGGGTTTGGTCGTAGATGCCACCAGGTTGGAAAACGATATCAAGACCGAGAACATCAAGATTCTTGAACGCCGTAAAGAACTGGTGTCAGCCGAGATCGAAGCGGGTCTGAAGATCATCGACGCCAAGCGCAAGGAACTAACGGCCAACACCGATGAGAACATTGCCAAGCGCAAGTTGCTTGATGTCGAGGAACAGTTGCTGGTTGCCCGACGCGACAGCATCGCCAGTATTGACGAGCAGATCAAGGGTCTTAAAAACTCCAAGTCGGCTGTCGACAGCCTGGCCGAAGCCTACCACCAACTCGGAATCAAGACCCCAGCTGAGTTGCAGCAGATCGCAGACAAGAATGCCGCTGCCTGGGAGAAGATCAGCCAGGATGCCAACATAAGCACCGATCAGTTAAAGACAGCATTTGAGAAGTATTCACAGTCTGTCATGGACGCTGCCGGTGACGTTGGAAAGGAAACGGCGAAGTCGATGCTGGAAGCACAAGGTGCGACCAGAGGCTTGACGTTGGCCATTGACAACACCGGCAAGGTCGCGGTGAAGTCCATGAACGACACAGGTGCTGCCATCAATAACGCTCGCGGCTACATGGACGGATTCCAGCGTTCTGCGCTTGCGGCTACAGCTGCATTGGAAGCGCAGAACGCAGAACGCGAGCGCACCATTTCAGCCTTGGAAAAAGAACTTGACCTCAAGGAGCGAGAGGCCGAACTGGAACGTAAGCGGCAGGGCGTGGACAAAGAAGGGTTCCGCGTTGACGCAAACGGCAATCGGATCATCATCGGCGTTCCGACGAAGGCAGGTGTGCTTGAACAAGCAAAAAGTCGAGGGTTGGATGAAGCGCAGGCGCTTGATATTGCCAACAAGTTCATTGGACCTGACGGCGCGCAGAAGGGCTGGGAGGGGACTGGTAAAACGTGGTCGGTGGCGTTGAACGAGGCAATCGAGAAAGCGCTGCTTGAGAACGTGGCGGAACGCACCGGCAAGTCCATGATACTCAAGCCCACGTCGGCCAAAGACGCGAGCAACGGCAGCCGAAACGACACACAGACTACGGTTGTAAACATCAACTTTAATGGGAAATCAAGGCAGGTAAAGACTGATCCGGCTGGGGCCGTTGCAATACAGGACTTGCTTGGCGAAATCGAAAAATCATCAAAGGCTGCAATATGAGCATCACACTCACGGTAGACACAACGACAGTCACACTTAACCCTGACCTTTTTTGGGAGGACGAGAACAACTGGCACCCGGTCGAACAGACAGCAGAACGCACGCTGACTGGCGACCTGATCGTGCAGGTAGCAGAACGCACGGCGGGGCGTCCGATCACTTTGAGGCCGGAGGACGACTCCAGCGGGGCCACATCGCTGACGGATTTGTCGCAGTTGCGAAATTGGGCCGCAGTACCCGGACAGGTGATGACTCTTACACTGCGAGGGGTGTCGCGCTCTGTCATGTTCCGTCACCACGACGGCGCAGCGATTGAAGCTCGCCCGTGGGTGCACCGGAGCGATGTGCAGGCTGGCGATTGGTACATGGCTACCGTTCGCCTCATGGAAATGTAAACAATCGGAGTCCAGATGGCCATCCTATCAGGCGACGTTAAGTTGCTCAAGTCTGCGGTGATGGCAGACGTACCAGAGGGCGGGAGCGCCCCAACCGGAAATGCAATTGCTGACGGAGTATCCAATGCAATTTTTTCTGACATCTCAGAAGTAGCTCGCGCAGGCGGGCAGGTGTCCATGCGCAAGGTGTTCGCGGCAGTGCATACCGATGACACCGACACTTATTTCGGCGCAAACGTCATCGTAGCTGAACCCCCGCAAGACCCTCGCGTCAGCGTGACGATGTTCAGCACCGAGTCTGTGTTCGACACCCGCACGCAAGCGGCGGCGCGGGTCGAGAGCTACTTGAACAAAGGCCCAGAGTATTCTGGGTTCCTGTACGAGAACCACATCGCCGGGCAGCGTGTTATCCAGATTTTCCAGCGTCCGGCAGGTGACTTACCCGTGGTCGGTCAAACGCTTGTGCTGACCTGGAACGAAGGTCTTGTGTCGGAGAAAACGCAATACGTGCGGGCCACGTCGGTGTCCAGCCAGATACGCCTGTTCTATGACATCGGCTCACAGACTGATTACCCGGCGGCAGTGGTCACGATGGAAATATCAGACGCACTGCGTTTCGATTTAACCGGCACGGCTGCGAACAAATCGTTCACCCGTGCGACAAATGGCACTTTGATCCGTGAGACGACTGTTGCAGACGCTGGAACCTACGTGGGCGTCGTACCGCTAGCGGTTGCTGCCAATCTTGGTGACTTCACGATCAATGCTGAGTCCATCTTCACACAGCTGGTGCCGAGCGCACAGACCGAGACTCCGATCAGTGATGTCAAGACGAACGGCTTGTCAGCCGCTTTGGTGCAGTCTGGTGCTGAGATGACCCAGACCTTGACGCTTGCTTTCACTACAACGCAGGCGCTGCATGTGGGCGGGCCTATCTATCCTGGGTCGTTGACAATCGAACGTAGTGGTGTGACCCTCAACGACAATGGCGGCGTGCTGGAGAATGTTGGCTCGCAGGTTGGTACGGTGGATTACGACAACGGTATCGTGGCACTGAGTACAAACGTATTCGGCACAGGTTCGGGGTCACACGTCATTACGTTCAAACCCGCAGGTGTTCCGGATGCAATATCAGATCAAGCGATCATCCGAGTAACTGCGGAAAGTCGTTCGCTCAGTCAAGTCATAACCTTGGCGAACATACCCACGCCGAAGTCGTTGAGCGTTGCGTACTTGGCGCAAGGTCGTTGGTACACATTGCGGGACAACGGTGTCGGTATCTTGCGAGGTACGGATTCAGCATTCGGTGTTGGCACGGTCAACTATGTTACAGGTACTGTTGTTCTAACGCTAGGTGCTTTGCCGGACGTGGGTAGCGCAATCCTGTTTTCCAGTTTCACGCAAACGCTGATACCAAGTTCACCCTCACCTTCAAACGGCGCGTTGAATTTTTACGTGCCGCTCAATAGCAGCGGCTATGTATCTGATTCAGCCGGATCGACTGCGTTCAAACCTGGGGCACTGTCAATCACATGGACGAACGGAGGCTCTAAGACGGCCACTGACAATGGCACAACTGGCGCACTAGGGGGTGATGCCAGCGGTTGGGTTGACTATGCCAATGGGGTGATACACCTAGTTCCTGACAACCTCCCCGCAGCGGGTACTGTGTTCAGCGTTGCAAATGAGTACGTCAGCAAGACGACTGCGAACGGTGTGTCTATCAGCAACGGAAGCATTGGTGCGACGGATATTAACCAAAACTCTGTTAAGTTTTATGTCAGCGTCGATGTGACATACACATGGGTGGAAAAGGCAAACTTTGGCATACCCGCTGGATCAAAGACAATAACACGGACATTCCAGGTGTATGACTCAGGTGGTAATCTGATACTGATTGACCAGTTTGCTACCAAATCAACGGTGCCATATACACGTTCTGGTCACTACGAGTACGTCATCGGGACCATCAACTACGCAACGGGTGTCATAAATATCACAGGTTACGCATCCAACACAATAGAGGAACGGTCGGATCACTCAGGCCCAGACCTATACGGCGTACTCCAAAACAGTACCCAAACGTCCAAAGTCAACTGGCGGGGTGTTGCGGTGCCAGCGTCTGATACACGCACTCTGGCCATAACCAGTACCACTGTGAACGTAAGTTACAGTGCAGATGTGTCGGTCGTGGACTCGTTTGATGTAACGGTGAACAGTTACTTTGTTGATGTACCGCTAAAACCGAATTCCATACTTAAGGGTCTGCGTTTCAAACTTGGGGCGAAAGACTATTTGCAACGTGATGACAACGCGCTGATAACGGATGTTGACCCGACAACAGGGGACGGTACAGTAGTAGGAACTGTGACCACGGCAACCGGCAGGGTCGAATTGACAACTTGGCCGACAAGCGTGGGGTCCAACTTGTCAAATGTATGCAATCTTGTCGTACCCCCTACTACCGGCGCAACCTCGCCATACCTGGCATCGAGCGTGTTTTTCAGAACGGCATCTGTTCCTTTGCGCCCGTCCAGTTTGAGCATTGCGGGTACTATGTCTGACGGTGCAACATTCTCTGTCACCGCCGACGCAAACGGCAAGATCGACGGGACTTACATCAAGGGCACAGTGGACTATGAATTCGGACTTGTAGAGCTGCAGGCTCTAACCCTGACCCCGAATGAATACCCCCAGAACAACTACGAGTTTCTGAATATACCCGGTTTAACCACAGCCTACCCAAGACTGGTGATGCTGAACTCGCTGCGCTACAACGCAGTGGCCTACAGCTACCTCCCGTTGGACGCCGACATTCTCGGTATTGACCCGGTGCGTCTACCGAGCGATGGTCGCGTGCCGATATTCCGACCGGGCGGATTCGTGGTCGTCGGCCACACAGGAGAGGTTACGGCCACGGTGTCGAACGCGCAGGTGATCGACTGCGCGAGGGTGCGCCTGTCCAGAGTGCGGGTAATCGGGGACGACGGGGTTGTCATCAACGCAGGCTACACCGCCGACCTGGAAGCGGGAACCGTGACGTTCACGGATGTGTCAGGGTACGCGCAGCCTGTGACGATCCAACATCGGATCGAGGACATGGTTCTTGTGCGTGGAACGCAGATCAATGGTGAAATCAGCTTCACTCGCCCGCTGACACACGACTACCCGATTGGCAGCTACGTGTCGAGCGCTCTGCTGGCGTCAGGCAGCGGGGATATGTTTGCGAGGGTGTCGCTGCTGTTCGACCAGGCTACCTGGAACGGCACGTTTGCCGACGCGATCTCCGGGTCAGCCGCGACAGGTACGTTCAACTCCGCGCAGTACCCGATTGTTGTAACCAATCGCGGAGCGCGCACGGAGCGCTGGGTTGTCCAGTTCACCAGTTCGACTGCCTTCAATGTGATCGGGGAGAACGTGGGTGTGATTGCTGTTGGAACGATCAACAGCAACTGCGCTCCGGTAAACCCTGCCACTAGCGTGCCGTATTTCACCATCCCCGCTCTTGGTTGGGGGTCGGGTTGGTCAACAGGAAACGTGCTGCGGTTCAACACCGTGGGCGCTGAGTTTCCTGTGTGGGTTGTTCGCACGGTGCAGCAGGGGCCGGAGACTGTGCCGAACGACTCGTTCACGATTTTGATACGCGGCGATGTAGACGCAGCATAACGGAGAATTTGAATGACCGCAGCAAACACAACGGTTAAGTTTTACCACAGTGCCATGAGCGGCGCTGCAACGCTGAACGGGACGGCAGGAAGCCTTATCTCGGTTCTGGATGCCTGCCTGGTGACAGGGTTCAACTCAAAGACGGCAGATTCGGTTGTGGTTTCCAGCGGTATCGCCACGTTGACTGTCTCAGGGGGTATCGGGGCGTTTGAGGTTGACTCCGTTGCACTGATAGCAGGTGCCACACCGAGCGGGTTGAACGGAGAGAAGCGCATCATCAGCACGACGACCAACACCATCACGTTCGATGCCACAGGGATTAGCGATCAGACGGCCACTGGGACAATTACTGCAAAGATCGCGCCGGCTGGATGGGAAAAGGCTTACACCGGCACCAACCTGGCCGTGTACCGCAGCCTTGACATGACCAGCACACGCAGTCTGCTGCGGGTGAACGACACCGGCGCAACCAACGCCCGCGTGGTCGGTTACGAAGCGATGACCGATGTGAACACAGGTACTGCGCCTTTTCCAACCTCAAGTCAGATTTCCGGTGGTCTGTACTGGCCCAAAGCCAGCGACACCAGCAGCACGGCACGTGGATGGACCGTGATTGCAGACGGCAAGAACTTCTACCTACACACCAACACGCACACGACCACAACCAATGCAGGAAACGCAGGGGCCACGGTGGGCTTCGGTGACATTGCTGCGTTCAAGTCCAACGATTTGTACAGCTGCCATATCCAAGGGTACACGTCTGATGCCTCTGGCACAACTGGACAACGCAGCGACTCGTATGGCTACAACTACAACAACGGGCAGAGCGAGGTAGGCTTGTACCTGTCTCGGTCGTACACAGGCATGGGGGCTGCAATTTCATGCGGCAAACGGCCTGAGAACTACGGTATTGCAGACGGTACTGTTGGAGGTGTCGCCCACGTTCAATGGCCGAACGGGGCTGACAACGCATTGCTGTTATCGAGGGTGGTTGTATCCGAGTATCCGACCACAACCATGCACACGTTGAGGGGCGCACTGAGGGGGTTGCTTGCACCCATGCAAAACTGTGCCACGTCGTTTGGGTGGCGAGACAAGCTCGACGGTCAAGGTGCACACGCCGGACGCAAGCTGATGGCTATTAAGGGGCACGGCGGGCCTGCAGAGAGCGCGGCAGGTAATGCATCAACCGGCTGCGTGTTCTTTGACATCACCGGACCTTGGGATTGATAGATGGCGAGCGCACGATATTGGAAACTGGCTGCCATCGAGATTTGGACTCCCGGTTCACCACTCACCCTGAGCGATGTTTTGCTCTATGAATCTGGCGTGGCTCAAAGCGGTAGCATTACGTGCACGGTCGTGCCAGCGTCAGGAGCCTTGTCGAATTTGTCTGATGGTGACACGGGCACGCAGGTGTCCTTTTCGGCAGCAGATGTGTTTGCACCCGGATTTGCTATCACCTGGGACTTTGGTGGTGCAAAAGACATAACGAAGGTCGGTTTACGCGGCCCGACCAAGGCCGACTTCCCGGTACGGTTTGAAGTCAGTTATTCGACGGATGGGTCTACATGGGTCGTCTACGGGAAAACGTTCCAGTCGAAATGGACAGATGCATCGACGTATTACGAGCTGGACGTAGAACATGGTAACGCCAACGTTGACAGTACGGTAGTTCATCTGCATTGTGATGGTCATGTTAGGAATACGGGCAGTACGCCTCTGACTATCAACACATATGGCACTGCAACCCCGATAAAAGACCCAACGGCCTTGGGCGGAGGGTCGTTGCTATTCAACACCGCCGCACAGGGTACGGACATAGCAAACTGGGTGAATACCAGCTCACCTGTTTCGGCGTTGTCTTTATCTGGCATGTTCACACTGTACCTCCGGCTGTATCCGTATGCCTACAGCGGGACGTTCGGATGCTTTTTAATTGATACGCGCAACGGGTCCGGGACAAACGGGTTTTACCTGATTTACGGCGATCCCGGATCGTCAAACAGGTTCTCGTTTTGGTGTTTAGGTGGAGATGTTCACTCGAATAGCGCACCTACCTTGAACCAGTGGTCCGAGCTGATGATTACGCGAGATGAAAGTAATGTCGTCCGAATGTTTGTAGAGGGAGTTCTGCAAACAAGCACCGCAACAATATCTGGAGATTCTGGCGCATCCGACTTTAAGATGGGTCGTTCCAATAACTATGCTGCCACCACGGGGGTCTGTGGGAAGATAGACGAGTTCGTGTTGATAAACGGCGTGTGCCTGACAACCACAAGTTACACACCGCGCACAACACCGTTTGCCGATAGCTTGATGGGACCAACGGTTGTCGATACCGAAATCAGGTCGTATCCGGTATTGGTTGCCCCCACGCAGCGGTTTGTTGGTCCAACAGTCGGGAACGTGCAGCAGAGCACTCGCATACGCAACCATAACGCGATTGCTGAGAACGCCAACGGGCCTGGGGTCATCACCGGCACGGTCAAGCGCAAAGCGATACCTGACAACATTCCGCTGTCTCGCAAGGTGCGCTTGCTCCGTGAACGCGACGGGAAATGTGTGCGCGAGACGTGGAGCGATGCCACCACGGGGGGATACACATTCACGGGCCTTGACTTGACACAGGCTTATACCGCTGTGGCCTGGGACCACCAGCACACATACCGTGCAACGATTGCTGACAACCTTACTGCGGTACGATGAGGGACGACCATGATTGAGGAAACAACTACATGCCGTGAGGCCGCGCTTACAGGTCGCTTGACCTTCTTGAACACGGGTACTGGCACCGCAGCCCTGCGTGTCTACGGCGGCACCCGCCCGGCGAGTGTCAATGACGTTCCGGGTACAGACCTCCTCGTCGCAATCCCGTTACAAGACCCCGTTGGTGTTGTGTCAGCGGGCACTCTGGTTCTCAACCCGGCGGATACAGGGCTTATCGCCACCACGGGCACTGCAACATGGGCGCGGGTTGTGAACCAGAACGGCGACACCGCATTCGATATGGACGCTGGACTTGAGGGAAGCGGTGCCGAGTGTGTGCTGACGGAGGTTGATCTTTACGCGGGCGCTCTGGTGTCCGTGGTGTCTGCCGTTCTGCAATGAGCGATACCGATCTCGTCTTTGAGCTAGGCCCGAACACCACGGGCGATTTGCTCTTTGGCGAGACAGATGTTACCGGCGACGTTTTAGCGCAGATAGCAGGGTCGTTCCAACCGCTGTCTGTGGCGATCCTTATCGGGCAGACACGGTATGTCACCGTCGCTGGGTCGTTCGCCCCGCTTGCGGCGTCCATTCAGCTAACCGGTCTGACACCGGCAACGGTTGTCGGGTCGTTCGCCCCGCTGTCCGTTACGGTGGACGCAGTTTACTCCAGCAACACAGCCCGACCGACTGTTGGGCAGACGACAACACCCTGGCAGTCGGCTGCACCTTATGAGACAGGAGTTGGGGTCGGACACCAAGACCCCACCCCAGCGCCGGTCGGATGGGTTGCGTTCTGGCAGCGTGCCCTTGGAGTGCAGGGGGTCATCACACACCCGCTTCCGCACGTGCTTGAGCCGCTTCCCGTGCGCCTTCTGTCTGTGTTCGAGAGCGGAACGCAGGTATCAGACCTCACTGAGTTTTCCCACCAAGAGGCGACCCGCTCACCGCTTGCCCTGAACGGTCTGTTCCAGAATGCGACACCCGTGCGAAGGAGCACACTGTTCCGACACCAAGACGGCAACAGGGTAAAACGAGCAAGCCGGACAACTCGCTACCAGGAGGCAAGAGCGCTGCGGGTTCGGCGCGCAGGGGCTATGCAGTCGGCGGTTCCGTTCTTGTTTTTCCGTGACTCACGGTTTCAAGATGGCATACCGCCACCTGCCGGTATCAGCCTGATCGCCCCACCAGTAGTACCCCCGCCGAACACGTGCTACACACCAAACAAAAATCTGGTGTTTAGCGACCTGTGGACCGGGTTTGGCGATCTGATCTTTATTTGCGACAATTACGCACCGACCCCTCCTGGTGAGACGGTAGTTGTCCCAGTCAAAAGGGTTTACATTGTGCTAAACAGCGTCAGTCTTTACCGTGTGTCCGATGACGAGCCAGTGCCGGTGTTCAGCATGTCGCTATCTCTCGACGTTGATTCATGGACCTGGAGTTTTAACGCCGCGCTGCCAAGTGGCGCGCTCGCACTCGTCAAGCCTACCGGCTCAACGATCACCGAGTTAAAGGTGTTCGTCAACGGCACGGAGTTCCGCGTGCTGGCAGAGTCGGTATCCCGCAGCCGTGCGTTCGGGCAGACCAGCATCAACGTATCCGGGCGCGGCTACAACGCATCCCTGGATGCGCCTTACGCACCCACACAGAGCTTCACCAACACACAAGAGCGCACGGCGCAGCAGTTGATGGCAGATGTGCTCACGCTCAACAACGTCCCCCTCGACTGGACGATCAACTGGGAGCTGGAGGACTGGCTTGTACCCGCTGGTGTGTTCAACCACCAAGGCACCTACATCTCCGCGCTGAACAGCATCGCTGGTGCAGCGGGAGGCTTCCTGCTACCGCATCCGTCAACCAAGAGTTTCACGGTCAAACACCGCTACCCGGTTAAACCGTGGGAATGGGCAACGGCGACACCGGACTTCTCGCTTCCTGCCAACGTCGTGACGCAAGAGGGTATCGAGTGGGTGGACAAAGCGCCCTACAACCGTGTCTACGTGTCAGGCCAGAGCGTCGGCGTTCTGGGTCGGATCACCCGCCAGGGGACCGCTGGCGACGTGCTGGCGCAGCTTGTCACAGACCCTCTCATCACTGAGGGTGCAGCGGCGCGGCAGCGGGGCACCGCGATACTGTCTGACGTGGGCATGCAGGCTCATGTGACCCTGCGGTTGCCTGTGCTCGCTGAGACGGGCGTGCTGCGTCCTGGTCACATGATCGACTACGTGGACGGTCTTATCACCCGTCGAGGGATCGTGCGCAGCACGCAGGTCGCCATGCAAGGTGTGACGAATGTTTGGCAGTCAGTTGGTGTGGAGACTCACGATGTTTAAGAACCCATACGCCAGGCTCCTGGGTCTGCTGCCCCAACGCCCAGTCTTGGTGGGCACCGTCACCGCCGTGGACAACGGTGTGGCCACTATCGAGCTTCCAGGCGGGGGCACGGATCAGGCCCGTGGTGATGTGTCGGTTGGCCAGCACGTGTTTTTTCGGGACGGCAACGTGGAAAGCGTGACCACTGCGCTGACAGACGTTGAATACGACATCTGAGGGGTACGCAATGTTTATGTCTGCACTCTTTTCCTTTCTTGGCGGATCGGCGTTTCGCATGATTTTCGGTGAGGTCAGCGCCTGGATGACCAAGAAGCAGGACCACATGCAGGAGGTCGAGCGCTTGCGCTTGCAGGCAGAGCTTGACGCAGCGCAGCACGCCCGCAACCTTGAGGCTATCCGAGTTCAAGCCGAGCTTGGTGTCAAGACCATCGCTGTGCAGGCCGAGGCCACGCTGACCCAGATCGAGACGGACGCCTGGAGCAAGCTGGTTGACAGCACGACCAAGCTCACTGGCATCAAGTGGTTGGACACCTGGAACGGGTCCATCAGACCGGCGTTGGCTACGCTGGCCATGTTGGTTGTCATCGGGCAGATCGTCGTCAACGGGTTCACCCTGAGCGATTGGGACCGTGAGCTTGTAGCCGCTATCCTGGGTATATACTTGGCTGACAGGCAACTGACCAAGCGCGGGAAATGATTTTTAACTGAAGGAACACCCATGAGTAATTGGAGTTTTGGTCTTGCAATCGGTGCATTGAAAGCCGGTCAGCGTGTTTCACGTTCTGGGTGGAACGGTAAAGGGATGTGGCTGGAGTTGGTTACACCAAATGGGTCAACCGCAAGTGGGTTTCCGCTTCTACCGTGGATCGGCATGAAAACGGCAGATAACAAGTTCGTCCCTTGGCTTGCCAGTCATACTGACGTGCTGGCCGATGACTGGGGTGTGGTGGACTGAGCAAGCGCGGGAAATGAACGACCTTGCTGTTCAGGTTGCGGCTGCGCTCATGCGCCGGTTCGAGGGTGTCTACCTGAAGCCCTACCTCTGCCCGGCAGGTGTTGCCACCATTGGCGTTGGGGCCACCTACTACGAGGACGGCACCCGCGTGCAGTTGACAGACCCGCCGATCACCCGCGAGCGTGCGGAGCAATTGCTGATGTGGATGGTGAGCACGGTATATCTACCTGCTGTGATCCGGCTATGCCCCGGTGTGCCGGATCAGTACAAGCTGGCCGCGCTGATCGACTTCACGTTCAACCTTGGGGTCGGCAACTTGCGGGCCAGCACGCTAAGAAAGCACGTAAACGCCCAAAATTGGCCCGCTGTGCCATCGGAGCTAAGGAAGTGGACCCGTGGTGGCGGGACGGTGCTGCGGGGGCTTGTAGCCCGTCGTGAGGCTGAGGTTGCGCTGGTGCAGCGGGTCGGCGTTTAGGCAGCGGTGCCCAGGCGATCCAGAACGGGTCTTTGCCGTTATAGGTGGCGTAAGCGGCCACGCCACCGGCACCGAGTAGTTGCACTTTGACCGCAATAGGACACGTGCTCATGTCCTCGTTCCAGAAGTACGTCTGGTCCACGGCCACGGTGCCCTCACTGTTGATTTTGACGTTCATGCGTCCACCTCATACACCGGCAACTCGTATCGCTTGGCCAGTTCAACAAGGTGGTCGTTCTTTCCCACGCAGATCAGCGCATCGGCGTTGTGGACCAGCGTGTAGTGGTTGGCCCGCTCACGTGTCGTCTCAGGTTGCTTGTCGCAGATCGGGAACACGTCAACCGGCAAATCAGACCACCCCATCCATTGCCCATTGGTCACGTAGCTGGTTGGCGTGATACCGGCCAGGAGGTCGGCGTCGTCAAGATGGCGCTGATCGACCTTGCCCCAGAGGATTACACGCATAGCCGCACCCCTCGCTCGATTGGCCATCCCTGGGCGACCAACTTGTACTCGTAGCCCCGCAGGTGGCTGACAAGTGTAGCCGATGCTGGGATGTTGGTCAGATGGAGCGCACCGTTGACCAGAGGTATGTCCGGCATCCAGTTGTCAACGACCGACGTGCAGCCGTATTGTCGCATGAGTGCTTGCGCGTGCGCCGTCTTGCCCCAGCCTTGGGGCGCTGATAAAACCACCGGATACCGTTTCATAAATTCCCCTTCAATGTGTCAAACGCTAAAGTAGCGTAACGCAAAGTATAGCATTCATTTAGCTATAAATAAACACTTTACTTTTAGACACTTTTTTGGAAAAGAATAATAAAATCAATCACTTAGGTCGTTTATGAACAAGTAATAGGCCAGTATATTCTTGCGTTTTTTAGACATTTAATATCAACAACTTACGTTACGTTCTGTCTAACGATTTCAGCTTAAATTAGACACCTTTTTAGACAGGGAGGGCGGGGTGACGACCACGCCAATCTTTTCTCGAATGTAGCGCTCTGTCATAGCACGGTTGGTGTGTCCTGCCAGGGCTTGCGGATCGAGTCCTTGCCGGAATGCGTCGGTCACAGCCACGGCGCGCAGGTCGTGCAGGTTGGCGTTTTCCAGTCCCGCAGCCTTCACTGCAGCGCTCCACTGGTCATAGACGGTCTTGTACGCAGGCTGACCGCCGTTGCGAGTACAGAACAGCGTCAACGCTTTCACGCCGCTGTGCAGGGTCAGCGCATCATCGACGGCGGCACGCAGGTCTGGGGTCCAGCGGATCGTCAGCTTGGCCCCGGTTTTCTCCTGGACGAACACCATACCCTCATCGGTGATGGCCGACCGGCGCAGGGCCAGCACGTCACCAATTCTCTGGCCGGTCAGCCGCAGGAGGTTCACCAGTGCCTTGAGACGCGGAGGTGCCACAGCCAGTACCTTGTCGATCTCCGCGCTGCTTAGTAGCCTGTCCCGCTTGGCTTCGGGGAATGGCTTGATGCCGATGGTCGGGTTCCATTCACAGAGCTGTTGTTCCACTGCATAGCCAAACAGCAGGCGCAGGACAGCGAGCATGCGGTTGGCCATGTTCGGTGTGGCCTGCATGGACATCTTGACCTGGGCGATGTGCTTGGGTCGCACGTCGTCTACCTTGAACTCCGCGAAGATGGTCTTTATCCGGGTGGCACATTTGGCGTATTGCTCGCATGTTGACTTTGCCTTGCCGCGCAGCAGGAGGGGCAGGGCGGTGTCCACCAGACCTTTTACCGTGCCCATGTCGGCCATGCCGGGCTGCGCGGCGAGGGTGGCGTACTTGACCAGGGCCGCATCCTTGTCACGCCCCAACGGGTTCCATTTTCCGGTCTTGTCCACAAAGAAAAACGCCCCGTGCTTCTGGTAGCAGCGGGGCGGCAGATCGCGGGTCTTGCTCATCATAGCCTCAGTCGTGGTTTAGGTTTGCTCGCTTTACCACTGGAGGATACCAGATCGTTCGTTAAAACAACAGGTGTTCCATCACTACGCACACGGTACGGTATCCCCATAGCCTTGAGTTCGCGCACCTGGGCGGCAGACCGGCGCTTGTTGGTCAGTAGTTGCAATTGGTCGGGCATGAGGATCATGGTCGTCTCCCGCTGCGCATCAGGGAGCGCCGTGCCGTCTCCCAACTCTCACGGCAACCGGCATCGCACCATCGGGCCTCATCGGACACCAGCTCGCCGCACCAGTGGCACAGGCCATTCGGCGTCGGGCCGTCCGGCTGGCGCTGTTGCAGCAACGCCGGTTGCTCGCGCTCGATGTGGTCCTGGGCTTTGTCGGCGTCATCCATCGTCAGGCTCCTGCTGGTGCTTGCTCTGCTTTACGCTGCCATGCTTTGCGAGGCCGTGCGTTCAATCTGTGTTGCTGCGTCGATGGCCTGGCGCAGTGTGGCCTGCGTGCTACCGATAACCTTCATCTGACCGGCTGCATCCTTGAGCACAGCCCAACGTCCGTTGCTCTGTGCCACAGTCCATCCGAACAGCTCAATCGAGGTGATGCGGTCCATGTCGTCAGCCAGGATGCCGCGATGGGCCTTTGCGGTCAGAAAGAACCCGATCAAAAGACCTGCGACCAGGCCGATTGCAAGAAACAGTATTTCCATCACACACCACCTTTCACCATACGAAAACTACCAGAGCAAATGCGAGGCCGAAAATGAGGGCTTTCACGAGTGAGGTAAATTTATCCGTTCGATAAACTTCAACAATGAGCCACCCAGTAAGTGCGCCACCGATAACCAGTGGAAAATTGATGTTGTCAGCCATCACACACCACCTTTCTGTTCCAACACCTCAGACAGCTTCTGCAGGTAGTGCGCGGCCTTGCGAATCTCCCGCTGGCTCTCGTCCTTGGTGCCCATGCGCATGACGTACTTGAGCGCATTGCCCCGGTGAAACCCGACTTGTTGCTCAATCGGCCACGTGTCCACAACGTCCCAAGGCTGAATGCTGGGCTTTTTGTAGTGGTCGCCGCCGATCTGGATGTCGCGGGCGGTTTGCGGTTTGTCAACACGGTATGCGAGGATGTTCACGCTCCGACCTTCTACATGCCTCCAGTCGAAGTAATAGGCCTCGCTGCCACAACTTGTTCCGTCTGCCAAGATGACATCGACGCCGGTATCAGGGTCAACAGGGCAGTCGCCTCCGTTCCAAGGGGTAAAACCTTCGGGGATTTGTACCTTGGGTTTCGGTGCTTCGACAACACGGTAGGCGATGATGTCACCGCTGTAGTTGGTGTGTGTCCAGCGCAAGTCACCTGCGCGTCGGACGTACATATCCTCTACGCATCCGGTCATTTTCACTTCAACAACCGTATCTGGGTCAACAGGGCATTCCCCGCCCTGCCAAATTATGAAATCACCCATTACTTTCCCTCTCTGTTTATTTAGCGTTTAGTTTACCATAAATAGAGCAGTTATTTAGCGATTTTCATCGCATCTTTTAGCGCATCTTGGACTGATGCTTTTGACTTCAGACGTGGAAGCACGACTGTTTCCTCGATGGTGTTGCGAGCAACGATGCGATACCTGAACACCTCACGATCCTTGCCGAGTTGCATCTGGCGCGTTGGGCCTATGCGCTCGATGACTTGCTCGTCGTACTCCAGGTTGAACCCGCTGCTGTAGTCAACCAGCGTCCAGCAGTTGTGCTGCAAATCAAGGCCGTGCCCGGCGCTGGCTGGATGAACAACCAACATGGGCAGCTTGCCGTCTTGGAACTCGCGGATCGTTGCATCGCTTTTCTTGTCCAGCGACTTGGCCCGTGGAAATGCCTTCAAGATGCGCTCAAGGTCAGCGCGGAACTGGTACGCAATCAGAAGCGGCGCACCGTTGGTTTCCTCCACGATGGAGCGGAGTGCTTCGATTTTCTCGTCGTGCACCGACGACCACTTGCTTTCGTCTGAGTCGTAGATGACCGACCCACTGGCCAGTTGCAGGCACTTCTGCGCCTTGGTGCCTGCGCTAAACGCTTCCAGCGGGTGCTCATCCACCCACGTAAACAACTCCCGCTGCATCTCGTCATACATCTTGCGGGCCTTGGGCGGCATGTCAACCAGGATGTGCCGCTCGATTGGTTGCTTAATGTCGAACCAGTCCTTCGCTTCAACAGTGATGGAAACCTGCGCCAGCAACCGCTGAATCTGGTCCTGGGCAAACGGAATAGGTTCGATACGCTGTTGCTGCTTGTCGCTACCTGGGACCATTCGGAACCAGCGCTGGCTGAACGCATCGAACGAGTTGCCGAGTCTGAACCCACCGTCGATAAACCAGCATTGCCCCCACACGTCAACGAGGCCATTTGGCGCTGGGCTGCCGGTGAGATTCACCCACCGCTTAACGTGCTTGTGGGCGATGTGCGCAAGCGCTTTAGCACGCTTGGCACCCTGGCCGGTGATGAACTCGTTGCCCATCGTACCGTCCTTGCGCTGCCTGCGCTGCACGCTGATCCTCAGCCCTTTTAGGCGTGTCGATTCGTCAGCAAACACCATGTCGAACGGCCAGTGGTCACCATATTGCTCAAGCAACCATTCGATGTTTTCGTAGTTGGTGGTCAGGATGTCGGGGTTGGCCCGCAGTGCTGCCAGCCTCTGTTCCGGTGTGCCTATGGCTGCGGCCATAGTCAGGTGGCCGAACGACTCTTTCCACTTGACTCGCTCCATCGGCCACGATGTTTCAGCCACGCGCTTGGGTGCCAGCACAAGAGCGCGGTTGACCTCCCCGAACAGCTTGAGCGCAGCGAACGACTCTACACTCGCTGATGTCTTGCCCATGCCAGGGCTGGCGAACACGTTGCAGCGGTTGTTGTCGAATACGAAGTTGCGAATCAGGTGCTGATACGGGCGCGGGACAAACACGCTCATTTCATAAGGCCCGACTCAAACAGGTCGCGGTATTGGTGCCAACCAAAGAAGTTGCGGCTGCGTGCCACAGAACTGGCGGCACAAGCCTGATGCTCGATTGGAGATGCGTGCAGTGGTTTACCGCCGACCAGTCGGTCGAACAGTGTGATGTCGTCCTCGATGCTTGGGGCCGTGCCGTCGTGCTTCAGGTAGCTGACCCGTGCGCAGCGTGCCGCGCTGATCTTGGGCAGGGTGTGAGGGTGCAGATTCACCCGCTCATCATCAGAGACGTATGGCAGGTGCCAGGATGCTGTTGCCCGTTGAATGCTGCTGGCGCGTTCTACCGGGGAACTCTCGTCCATCGCCGTGCGGATCGCATTGGCCAGCACTTGGAACTCTGGCTGTGCGTCCGGGTGGCAGCGTAACTCGAAAAAGTTGTCCCACTCCGTTGCCGTGACGATGGTGTGCATCCACTGGAATGGCTCCAGCACACGGTTGACGATCTGCTTGTGCAGGCCGAGTTCGCTCAGGCTTTGCGCCTGGGATGCTGCGGCTTGTGCAGCGCAGAACCATGCAAACCTCGCTGCGGCAGGATCGGTGTGCTCCTTACTCGCCTGCATACCCGGCTGATTCAACCCCCAGTGAATCGGCATAGCAGGGTCATGCTGCACTTGCTCAATCATCTTGGCCACAGGTATTGCACGCGAGGACGCAGCATTGCGGCTGAACACCCGATGCGTCATAAATTCAGAGTGGATGAACCTGGGGTACTTGAGCTGCAGCGTTGTGATGCGAATGCCGTAGGACGAGATGCTGTCAGCGATGACGGTTGCGGTTATCCCAGACATCACGCCACCCCCGTGCTACCAAAGCCACCAGTGCCGCGCTCGGTCGAATCGAGCACACTAGCCTTAACCAATGTCACAGGCTCCACACGCTCAAGCGCGGCCTGGGCGATGCGATCACCGGGATTGACACCGAAGATGTCGAACGGGTGGTCGTTGTGTAGCGCCACAATCACTTCTCCTCGGTAGCCAGCATCAACGATCCCCGTGCAGTTGGCCAGCCGAATGCCGTTCTTGGCCCCGTGGCCAGAACGTGAATGCAGGTGCAACTTCCAGCCAACCTGGATGTTGAAAGCAAGGCCCGTGTGGATCATCGCTGTCTCACCTGGGCGGATAAACACCGGCTCACGGATGTCGGCCCGCAGGTCGAAGCACGCATCACCAACGTGCGCAAACATCGGTGCGCTTGCGGTGTCGGTGAGTTTCACAAATTCAAGTTTCATGGTTTTTCCTTTTTAAAAAGTGCGTCAATTTGCTCAAAGGTGCTGACGACGTGCACCTGTATTCCTGCGGCACGCAGCCTCTCATGCTCGCGCTCTTGACCTGGGCGCGGTTTCTCGCCGGGCCTCTTGCATTCGACTAGCATGTGCTCACCGGGTAGCAACAGCAGGTCGTCCGGCGCGTTGTTGCGGCCAATCCATGCGATCCTGCGGTGGTCCCCACCAAGCTCTTTCACGCGGTCGTGCAGGTACTTTTCTATGGCGCTTTCTCTCATGCCGGAAGCGCTCCGATGCCCCTGATGATGTCGTAGGCCTCACGGATATACCGCTCGTAGTCGATGTCGCAAGGCACGCAGTCGGGTAGTTCCATCAGCGGGCAGGCACCGTCGCTCGCCGGAACCTTGTTGCGCCCACCTGTCTTGTTGACGGTCTTGTAGTGGATCGCGCCGGTTTCGTTGATCTGGTAGTACCAGCGGATCACCTTGCCGAGATAATTCCAACGGTCCTCGCCGCAAAACACGCGGTACGCTGTCTCCAGGTCGTACCCACACCCGTCCGGTATAGCGTCGAACCTGGCCGTGGCCAGTGGGCCTGGAGCCAATTGCATCCAGCCGTTTGCCAATAGAACGCTGCGCTTTTGCCCCGGTGTCAGCGTGTCGTTGTAGTTGGTGTGGGTGATCTTGATGGCCCCGCCGCGTACCGTGCGCACTGCGACAAATTTGCGAACGTCCTCGCAGCCAAGGATGGTCTGTCTGATCGGCGTGCCGTGCTCCAGCCATGCGCACACCGCTTCCACGCAGATGTTGTTCTGCGGGTTCTTGCTGATCGAGGTCGGCGCGAATGCACCCTTGCCCTTGTAGCCACCCTTGGCCTTGATAGCGATGTAGTTGTTCACGTCGCGGCTGTAGAGCGCCTTGTACTGCGTTTCCTCAGTCTCGAAGCCTGTGGCCTTCTCCCAGGCTTGCACAAGGCCCAGAAGCTCATCTGAGCGGCTGCGTAGGCACTTTATGACGATGCCATCGGTGTTGGCCGACACGACCTCGATACCCGCATCCTCCAGCGACTCAATCAGCATCAACAGCGCAAGCTGCCCGGTGACTGTCACCTGGATCATCAGGTCAGGTGCGTACAGCAACGAATACTTGGACCCTAGCTTGCCAAAACTGCCGTTTACGGTAATCTTGAGGGCATCTGCCACGACCGTGTTCTTGCTGCGTTTAGCTTCCAGGCGCTGCGCTACGATGCGACCGTAGACCGTCAGGAACGCTTCGGTCAGGTGCTTGGGATACAGGCGGCAGAGCAGGATGATGTTCGGGTAGTACGAGGCCACGTCCCGGTCCACCAGCATGTATTGATCGTCGGCGTGATGAGCCACGGTCGTCTCGCTGCTGTGCAGCCCGCCAATGCCAAGCCTGTAAACACCCTTGCCGATATAGATGCTGTGATCCTTCAATGCTTCAGGCTCGATTGGCGAGCCGTTCTCGTCAATGATGAAATCTGAGTCAACAATCTGACGCAGCATGTCTTGCAATGCTTGGTTTTTGAATTGCAAGAAGCCTGGGGGCTTGTACTTGAGCACCGTTCCTCTGGGAATGTTCGGCTTCTGCGGTGTGGTGCCAAGAATCTTGGTCAACTGGCTCTTGATGACGGCCTCTGCGATCTGGGCATCCGACTTCGACCGCAGATCAACTCCGTACTCCTTGGTCATGTGCTCGCGCAATTCAATCTGTGGGCGCATGTGGTTGTACAGGTCGATGGTGGTCTGCAGGTCATTGCCGCAGTAGGCGATGAGTTGCAGGCGCTGGTCGGGCGAAATGTTGGCATCAGGCTCGATGGGCAAGTCCTGCAAGCGCTTGCTGTGCAGCCGACCACCGTACAGCTTGAGCGACCCTTGGCCGAACGCCGGTTCGATCAGGTCGATGTGGTCGATACCCTGGGGCACCTTGACCCCGTGCAATTGTTCAAACTGCCAGCCGCGCAGGTTTCCGACAATGATCGAATCGCTGGCACGCTTGAGGTTTGCGCAATCAGCCCCGGTGAGTGCCAGGGCCAGCATGGGCATGTCGTAGTTGTTGCCGTTGAACGTTACGATCAGGTACTCACGCAGAATGCGCCTGATCTCGGTGACGTTCAACCGCTGGCCATCGAACTGTTCGTAGTACCTGATCTTGCCGTTTTCAATGCTGCGGAACATCACCAGAAAGTAGTTCCTGTAGCACTCGATGTCCATTACCAACCGCTGCTTCAGCTTCATACCGCAGCCGCCTTCAACCTCGCTTCAGCAATCGCGTAGTACGCTGCCTCACGCTCCGCGCCGATGAACCGGAACCCTTCTTTGATTGCAGCCTTGCCAGTTGACCCGCTGCCCATGAACGGGTCGAGCACGACACCACCAGCGGGTGTCACCAGTCGGCACAGGTACGCCATCAAGTCGGTAGGCTTAACCGTTGGGTGAGCATTTCCGTCGTCGCGGTCCTTCTTGCTGGCTTTGGCTGCGTAGAAAAAACGGGCTGCTGTTGTTTCAGCTTCGACACGTTTGATGGCGTCGTTCGCAGGAGGAAATTCACCGTAGATGCCGTTACCACGCTTTTTAGAGTGGCCGATAAGAGCGCCCTGTTGACCCTTTGCATCTGGAAAGCAACTGACAACCTCATCGCTTCCGTCGTGGATCAGGTTTGCTGGCCAGCGGCCTAGTCCGGGTATCTCGTCTCCAAAGTTTCCTGTATTTATGCCGCCTTTATAAATTCCGTCTCCCTTTTTTACAGCAACCTCTAGTCGTGTCCCACCATTTGTACCAACCCTGCACCCGTCAATGTTCAGACCACCTGTGCCATGCGCCAACACGTTGGCTGCCACGGTGCCTATCAGCGGCTTACGGGCAAGGACGAGCGGTTCATGCGCTGGCTTGAGTGCTGTTCCACCCCAATGCCCGTTAAGCGACTTCGGGAAGCCTGACCCGTACACCCACATGATCTGATCGCGGATTTCAAAGCCAGCGTCCTCAACTGCGCTGGCCATCCGGTGATAGGTGCGTGATCCGCCGAACGAAAGCAAGTGGCCCCCAGGCTTGAGTACTCGCAGCATCTCTTTCCAGAACTCGATACCTGGGACTCCGTGGTCCCAGTCCTTACCCATGAACGAAAGGCCGTAAGGTGGGTCTGTGACGATGGCATCAACCGAGTTGTCCTCCAGGTACAACGACATCACATCCCGACAATCCAAGTTGAAAATCTGGTACTGCATTTTTATTCTTTCGATACTGCTTGAAAAAATTAGGGATCCCGTTCCCTCGATTCCCGCTTCATACACTTACGAAACGGCCTGCGGTTTGTGCACAGCTACAGTGTTGAGTCATCCATTGGAGGGGGACACCGTAGCCTAGCAATCGAGGGCTGTGTACCGCGTGGGCTATACGCAGTTGAAAGTAGCCGTTTCCCCCTGTTGGTTTTTAGAACAGGTCGCTTGCGCCCGCAGAAGTTTCAGCAACATCTTCCTCATCGAAGCCGTCAGCGGTGGTCGGGCCTGCACCGAACGCTTCACCGTCAGCAGCAAATTGGATGGCCTCAATCTTGGCGTACACCTGATTCGGAATGATCTCGCCGTTGCCACCTTTGAACGACTTACCAGCGACGAACTGGACTTTGATGTTGCAGTAGCACCCACGGTACGGAACCTTGACTTCCCAGCCAAGTTGGTCGGTCACGTCCATGCCGTCCACCGTGCCGCGACCTTCTTCGGTGATCGTCACGAACTTACCGTTGTACTTCTTTGGGCCAACGACCTGCGGCTTCATCTTGTTGCTGGCGCTGATGTACAGCAAGTCCTTGTATTCATCGCGCACCGAACCATCGTCGTTGAGCTTGTCGTTGCCGTTGCGCACGGCCTTGTTGTTCGCAGCCATCGACTGAATCACGTTGACTGCATTGCCTGCCCACAAGCCTTTGGCGGCTTCGATCATGGCGTTCTTGGCCAGCGTTGCGTTCTCGCTGTTGGGCGTGATGAGCGCGCTGACCTTGTACTTTGGCGCGCCGCCGTTCATGCCAGCGCCGGGCTTGAAGGCATCAAGCCAGGTGATACGTACACCTTTGAGAATTACGGATTTGGAAGAAAAAAAGTTCGACATTTTGATGTTCCAGTTTGTCGGTTAATAAAACAGGTCTTGATTCGGGATTGCGGGAACCTCACCGAAGCCGTCTGTGGTTGACAGTGCAGGCCGGTGGTCGGTTTCGAGAACGACGGTCGGTTGACCTTCGCCCTGGATCATTAGCTCTTGCAACTTCGCCCAGTTGCCTGGAGCGATTGCCGGAGGTAGTGGTTTCTCGCCTTTTTTCACCTTCTTCGGTGTGGCGAGTTTTTCAGCTGTGGTGGGGCTGATAAGCGATTGCTCGTAGATCAGACTTCTGTTCCCACCCGTGATTTCATGCAGCGTAACTTCAGCTTTGACCTCATCCACCCACTTGCGTGCACCCTTCTTACCGGCCACCAGCTTGTAGCTCAGACCGTCAGAGCGCACTACAGGCTTGCCATCGGTCAGTGACTTGCGAACGCGATCCATGACCGCAGAACTCCAGTCGTTGACCAACGGCAGCATGGCAAACAGATCACCCAACTTGCGCTCGTCAACGGTGGCAGGTGCCGCTGTGGTCAGATCATCGAACCCCTCCAGCGCAGTGCTGACGACCATCTCTGTCTGTGCTGTGCAGGAACCTGACGCACGACAGAAGTGGCAGTTGGATGCGCTGGGACGGAACACAGGGTCGGTGTCACATTCCTTGGCCCGTTGCTGTAGGCGCGTGACGACCTCCAGCAGTTGACCTATGCTCCCAGACCACTGGCTGATACTTTTCAGCGGGGGTTGCGATATAGTCAGGATGACGTTATCGAACCAAGATTCGACCATCCGAATCATGCCACCAGCGTACATCGCCAGTTGCTCGTTCGGCTCGACAACCTCCGGCACCACGGCACCAGTGATGATGTCGGTGTGCGCTGGTGTGACGACATCGTAAGCAACGACCGGCATCCGTCCGAGCTTGAGGTCGATGACCTCGATGGTGTTGCCGTAGACGATGGCCACGTCGCACGACCCGGTGGCGTCTTGTTCGCCGGTGATGTGGTCGATGGGGACCGACTGTTCGACGTAGAGCGTGCCGCCCGTCAGCGCCAGCCGCTCACGCACATAGTCCACGTGCATCATGCACAGGTCGATGAGGTCTTGGTCAACGGTGTGCTCCCCGATCACGTCGTATGACAGTGATTGATGCACAGCTTCTCCGAGCCAAGCCTCGAACGTTTCTGTCCCGTCCCTAACTACGCAGAAAAGCAGTGTTAGATCGAGATAGCTCTGTGGGTCGATAGCCGGGTTCAGCAGCATCTCCGCGCACATCTGGTGGCCTGTGGTGCCCATGCGCGAGGCATCGCTGCCTGTGTTGCCACCAGTGAACAAGTCCTGCGCCTGGATTGACGCCGTGCACGCATCACGCCCGCCCCAACGGTGCGCTGACGACGGTGATTTGCGAGCGTGGTAGGCCATGATTACAGGCCCAGGTCGTCCGATGCGTCAGTGGCCATCAGAGACTTGACGAACGCCAGAACTTCGGCGTGCTTGCCCAAGGTTTCGAGTTTCGGAACCTTCTGACCTTCAAGACCGAACTGCTTGAGAACGGCCAGCACACCGTCACGACCGTGGCCGGGCTTTTCAGACTTGTTCAGCTCCTGGATGGCAGTGAGCACGTCTTTCCACGGGGGCGTGCTTGTCGTGGAAGTCGGCTCCGATACAGCCTCCGCTGGTGCTGTTGCAGTAGGCGCGGAAGTAGCAGTCTGCGGTGCCGTGACCGCAGGAGCTTCCTTTTTTTCTTCAACCACCGCTGCAGGTGCTTCGGTGGTAGCCGGTGTGTCCGACTTCTTGGCACGGGTTTTCTTTTCCTGGGATGGTTGAGCGTCAGCGGGTGTTTGCTGATTCGACAGGAGGGTGACGATCTGCTTCAGGCTTTCGTCAATGCTTAATAGTGTGTTTTCGATGCTCATGTTTACTCCGGTAAGTTACGAACCCCGTTTGTCAGGGGAAGCGATACTGTAGCATCTATTTAGCAAAAATTGAGCAGAGTCACAAAATTTATTTATTTTTAACGAAACAAATAAACAAACGCCAAACCGATGCTAAAGTTACGGCTTTCGTAACACATGGAGAAAAAATGCTTAAAAAGTGGTTCAAGAAAGAGCCTGTGGCCTGCGTGGTGCAGGACATGCTCTATGAAGCAGAGCGGTTGGCCCTGCAGCATCACGCAGCCGGAGAGCACCACCTGGCGCTGGCCAATATGTACAAGACACGGGTTGCCCGACTCAAGGCGCAGATGACCCAGCCGCAGGAGGGTGCGCAATGACTTACAACCGAGCAATATCAAGGCTGTCTATAGCTCACAAAGCAGCATTAAAGCAACGGGACGACGCGGTTGAAACGCTAAAGCTATGCGCCGAGAAGTTCCGCCTGTACACCGAGCATCACCTGCAAAAAGGAGATGAGGAAAAGGCCGCTGCAAACGCAGCGATGCTGAAGGCGTGTGAAGCAACTATCAAGCGGGCAATGGGGGAGGAAGCATGAGCAACCAGAACAGGAACAACTCCGTGCTGACTGCACGGATGACCGACGCGCTACAGAAGCATCAGCACACATACGACTCGCTGAGCGAGTTGGTCGGCTTGAGCAAGGTGGCTGTAGCCACATGGATAAAGTCCATGCGCAAGGCTGGATTCGTTCACGTCAGCGGGTGGACTGACGACGTGCGTGGTCGCAAGTTCACGCCCATGTATTCTTGGGGCAAGGGTCCGGACATCGCCCGCGCCGGTCAAGCCCGCACGTCAGCGGAGCGTATGCGGGCCTATCGCGCAAGACTGAAACAAGGAGGTGGAAAATGAGCACACAACAACCGACACCGGGGCCGTGGGTAGTGGTGGCTGGCCTGCAAGTATGGGCCGGTGAACGACTGATTTGCTCTACTGAATACGGCCACCGCTACGACTCTGACGTGGCCAACGCAAAGTTGATCGCTAACGCGCCTACCATGCTCAAGCGTGTCATTTAGCACCAGGGCGATAAGCTCCGCGTGCTTGTCGGGGGAAAGACCGCCGATGTGCTCCTGCCCCATTGCCGATCCAACGACACGGATCACGTTGGTAATCATTTCCGTGCTCACCGAGTCGTTTTTTGCTTTAGCGGGGTCTGCGTCAAGCACCCCTGACTCAAGGCCGATTGCTTCCTCCATCTTGCGCATAGTGGCGTCAGTCGGACTGCGGGACGGGTTGGGTCCGAACTGCTGTACCAGGAAGCTGGCATTCGTGTAGCCCATTTTACGTGCAAGTTTACTGGCCCCACCTGCCTTCTCGATGGCCAACCTGCCATTTTCCCGGCGTATGTCTGTCATGTGGTTCATAGCATTCCCCCTTCATGTCTGTTGTATGTGCGCAAAGCATACGCCAAAGTTTAGCCTTTCGTCAAGTGAATTACCGTACACTGTTGCGTTTTACTTGTCTTTTAGCAAAAGCTATAATTTAGCCTATGCTAAACACCACACCCCACACCACGCCGCTGCTGGAGCTTCTGCGCAACCTTGGCACCAACGAGCGCAGGGAGGAATTTGCCATGCTAGCTGGCACTTCGCGCCTGTACCTATACCAACTTGCTTTGTGCTACACGCGGGCATGTCGCACGGACCTGGCCCTAGCCATCACCAAGGCAAGCGTCGTCCTTAACGAAAAGTACCAGTGCGGGTACATCGACATGAACACGCTTGCGACCATGTGCCCGGTTAGCCGGAAAAAAAGTAGTAAAAAAGTGCCTACAGATACTTAGCAAACGCTAAACAACTGCTACAATGTTCTTCAACGAGGGTGCAACGCCCTTGTGATCGTAACAACTCAAAGGAGTTCATTGTGGTTAATCAGTATCTTATTTTCAAAAACGAAATTGTGGCACGGCTGGCGCAGCCGACCGCATTCAAGGAGGTGTTCGCCTCACCACACTGGACGTGGGACGGCATCGCCGGTCACAACGTCCTTATCAAGCGCATGTCGTGCAAGGTGTCGTCGTCAAGGCGGTGGCCCGCGAAACTTCGTGGACCGGATGCCTGCAACGTCGCATACCCGCTGCCGGGCGGTGTTGCATGGGAATTTCTTATCACTGCACCGTAAGGAGAACTGACATGCGAGCAGTTGTCCACAGGGAATTCGGAAAGATCGTCGGCGCGTACTGGGTAAAGAATAACGTTGGCTTCGGATACAAGGAGCAGGCCGAGGCGTTCTTAGGAGTTGACGGCGTAGCGCACGTTTATGAGTTCCGCTATGTAACAAACTCACGCGGGCAGGCAGTAGGCTACGAGCACTTCGGCCCGATGGCGGGGAACATCGCACGTGGCAAGAACCTTGACCCAGACATTCGACTCGCGCTGGAAACTGAAATCATTGCCGCGATGCAGTACGACCAGGCCCGTGCTCTTGCGCGCAAGGATCGCAACAGTCTGCCGACCGATGAGTACGGCAATTTGGCATACGCGCATGAGTAGGGGGAGAAACATGAAAGAACTGACACCACACCCACAAGCAGACACCTTGATTGCCATCGCGCATGGAAAGACTGTGCAGATGCGACGTAAAAAGCATGCTGAAGAATGGAGAACTCCAGAAAACCCGCTCCGCTTCCTTGGTGATTCGTGTGTAGATGGGTACGAATGGCGGGTAAAGCCTGAAACCATCACGATCAACGGTCGTGAAGTTCCGTGCCCGGTGCGGGAGCCGTTGGAAATCGGCACGAAATACTACAGGACGATAGTCTCACACGTCGAGTCAACCTGGCTTGGTTGGGAATGCGATAAGGCGGAATTAAAAGATGGCGTTATCCACCTCGCCGAAGAAGCTGCCATCGCCCACGCCGAGGCGCTTTTGAGCTTCACAAGGAGCGACAAATGACCGAATACGAATTGAAATCCATGCCAATGGAGTGCGGCGCAGGGGTCATGCAACGTGATGCTGGGTATGTCTATGCAGACCAGCTGCTCAAAGCACATTTAGATCAGCTGATCTCTGAAGGTTGGCGACAGTGCGCAAAAGGCCAGGGCACATCGCAGTTTTGCGGGCAGCTTGAGGCTGCGGTGAAAGCGGAGCGCGAGGCGTGTTTGGCGTTAGCAATGCAGTATGCCAAAAGCCAACGGATCGGAGTTGAATGGGCAATAGTGGACGCTATCCGCGCAAGGAGCAACAAATGATGACATTTATCGTGAACGGCAAATCACATCAAATTCCAACCGATGTGAACGATGCAATAACTGTCATCGTGCGCGAAAACGAGCATCTTAAAGAAGCGAGCAACCGGGCCGGTGTCGAGCTGCGCAATGCAGTGGCGCAGGCAGTTCTGGCCGAGCGCGAGGCGTGCGCTCAGGTGTGCGATGAGTGGCAAGAGCGCTTCCTAGATAGGATGGTTATGGGTGCACCGAGATTGTGTGCACAACAAATCCGCGCGAGGACCGACAAATGAAAGTGCGGATAAAGCAAGCACGCAAAGACTATTGGCTAATTCAAGTATGGCGCTGGTGGTGGCCGTTCTGGTGGAGCGTTGACTATGAACGCACGCTAGACAAAGCCAAGGAGATCGCAGACCACATCAAGAACCCCACCGTCTTGGAGGTGCAATGAAATGTCCACCCTAAGCAAAACCTCCGTTGAAATACCCAAGACCGTGAAAGCACACCCGTGTATCTGCGCGACCGAGATCGGTGAGCACATGGGCGAGCGCCCGCGCTTGCAGTACATCTCTGCGCTCCTGAAGATGGGGTTGCTGCAGATCGGAGGTGTTGAAGATCGACCGTCGAGTAGTGGCGCACCGAGGAAAATGAACCTATACAGCATTACGCACGCTGGAGCCGGGGTGTTGCAACGCACGCTGGAGCAAGCGGCTATCCGCAAACCTGTAAAGCCGAAGGTTTATGCGCAGCTTGCCACCGTGCGCACCCCTTTTACGCGACCGGAGACAAAGATGTATGACAACGGATGCAGTGTGGCTACAGGACGCGAAGCCAAGGCCACGTATGAGCCGTACACGCCACCAAAACCAACTGGCAGGGGCTATGCCCAGACTGATCCGCAACGTCGCAAATATGTAAAACCAAAGGAGAACCAAATTGAAAAAAGTAGTTAAGTGGACCACGTTGCTCGTCCAGGTGTGGGCCGCAACCGCGCTGATGCTTGCGTCAGCAGGCTTTATCACCGTGGCCCTGGCCATCACGTCTATGCTGGTGTCAGCAGTGGGCTGTGTCTATCTGGCAGACGTAGTGGCATCTTACCGGAGCGGGGCATGACCAAGAAGATATCGCCTTACGCCCGCAAGCGTTTGCGGGAAATCAACAGCAAGGAAAAGCTGACAGAAAAAATCATGGACCAGATGTGCGGATTGAGCCGGGTAGTCGCTCGCAGTCAGCCGTTCGCAGGAAACCCGATCTATAAGGCGGAAAAGCTGCTTGTGCCCGTGCGCACTGCGCTGCAGAAGTTGCTTGACCGCACAATGGACGGCAAAGACACGATGGCGTTCGATACGCTGATTTGCGCAGTGGGCCATGCCAAGATTCGATACCTGGACATCGGTGGGGAGCACAACCAAGCGATGCCAATCTTGGAGAAGGCGGATCAGGCCTTGATGCGGGCACACAACCGATGGCACGCAACCGGGGAGTTCGGGCTTGATGGACCCGGACGACAGGAGATTGCAGACGCCATCGACCTGTACGAACAGGTGCTGCTTGCCAGCAGTCCGAACCAAATGCTCGAAACCGAAAAGACATACATCAAGTGGCTTAGGCTACAGAAAAAGGGTAAATTACAGGGTCAGCATGTGGTGCTACAAAGAAAGGAGACAGTATGACAAAGACAACTGAAATCGCACGTGTGTTGCGGAACCGTTTTATCAACTGGATGCGTGCACAACCACGCGAGCACGAGCTGACTACGGCGGAGGTAAGCGAGTGGCTTTACCTGCCGGACGACAGCTTGGTGGACGTGGTACTGGCCCCAGCTGCGAATGAGGGCGTGGTCAAGGTGCGCGAGGTGCGCGGAGGGCGATTGTGGTCCCTGGCCTGACCACTGACGAGATGCTTGAGCAAGCCGCCACACTGCTGTTCTTCAACGGCGTGTGGTATGCGCGTTTGCGCAATTTTTCCAGCAAATTCGCCCAAGGTGCAACGCCGAGGGAGGCTCTGGCCGCAGCCATTGACGGTGAGAAGCAGCAGGTCAAACCGACGGTGAATTTGGCCAACGCTGATCTGTTCTGATCGTTTTTTCTGTTTAGCGTTCGCTAAGTAACTGCTACAATCCGATGCTCGTAAACGAGTATGGATGTAGCAGAAGATGCGGTATTTGTCACTGTTCTCAGGTATCGAAGCTGCCAGCGTAGCGTGGCATTCATTGGGCTGGAAGTGTGTAGGGGTGAGTGAGATCGAAGCGTTCCCATGCGCGGTTCTTGAGCACCACTATCCTGGGGTGCCGAACTTTGGTGATGTGACGAAAATCACTGAGAAAGACATCGCAGAACTTGGGCAGATTGACGTTATTGTTTTTGGTTCACCATGCCAAGACCTGAGCTTGGCAGGTAAAAGAAAAGGGTTCATAGATGACTGTGGTACAGCAACAAGAAGCGGGTTGTTCTTCACCGCAATGCAAATCGTCGAATGGGCAAAAAAGCACTGCGGTCTGCGGTTCGCCTTGTGGGAAAACGTACCCGGAGCCTTCAGCAGCAACAAAGGGGCAGACTTTGCAGAAGTGGTTGGGCACTTGGCAGGTATCGACTACGTTGAAATACCGCCAAAAGGCTGGGGCACAGAAGGTTGTGCAGTCGGTAAAGAAGGAATGGTCGAATGGTCAACTCTGGACGCGCAATGGTTCGGAGTGGCGCAACGGCGCAGGCGTGTGTTTGCTCTCGCAGATTTTGGAGACTGGTCAACTAGACCACCGTTACTTCTTGAGCCAGAAAGCATGCGAGGGGATACTGCGCCGAGCAGAAAAACGGGGCAAGAAACTACCGTCGCAACTACAGTCGGCACTGGAGAAAGTCGCCCTTGTTTTAGAAATGCCGAATCAGGATTTGTTCTAAAAGAGCTTATAGCATTCAACAGCAATACACAACCGGACGAGATGTGGTTTGACGAGCATGTTTCGGCAACGCTAACGTGCTCGCAAAATGCTGCCGTTGCGTTCAGTGCCAAGGATTATGGGGGTGACGCAACAGAGAATCTTAGTCCAACGCTGAGGGCAGGTAATAGCGATTGCAGCAACCAAAACAGCGGTAACTGGATGGCAGTGGCGTACAGTACCAAGCTGCACAACACGACATCCAATCAAGCCGGAAAATTTTATGAGGAATACACCGTTGGTCTGGACAGGAGCAGCCCGACACCGGCAGTGATAGCCGCATTCAAAGGGGGGCAGGGTAGCTCTGCTGGTGGTATAGGCTACGACGAGCACACATCACCTACATTGACCAGCGCCGATAGTGGAAGCAACCGAGTACCAGCATTGCTGGCAGAAATGCAAGTGCGACGCCTGACACCAGTAGAGTGCGAGCGCTTGCAAGGGTTCCCCGACAACTACACGGCAATACCTTGGCGCGGAAATCCAGCGGGTATGTGCCCAGACGGGCCAAGATATAAGGCTATTGGAAACTCGATGGCTGTACCTGTCATGCGTTGGATAGGCAAGCAGCTTGACCTGATGCGGTTCTTCTGATCGTAAAAAACGTGTAGCGAACGCTAAAACGCTGCTACACTTCTTGGCGCCAACCCCGGACAATTTTTATCAATCCGCAGAGTCAACAAGTGGGGGTCGTCGCCCCCATTTTTGCGGGTGGGGGAGGTTGGCGCTTTAGACGATCCCCGCTTGTTGGCAAGCACACGACGAAGCCAACCGTCCCATGTTCACACCGTCCAATTTTCCCTGCGTAGCCTGGCGCCTATCCCAGCGAACTCACACCCCCACGGCAGTCATCGTTGACGCACCATACGTCAGCCTGTACCAGACGGACCAGCACAGTTTCTACCTATGCGACCTGATAGGAGATGGAGGTGATGCTGGGATTTACCTCCTGCACGCAAGCGAGCTTTTCGAGTCCTGCCTGCAGGCCCAGTTGCATTGCCAAGCTGATGTGGAGGTGGCGGCATGAGCAACAAGAACATAAAGCCAATTCAGACCCACTACAAGGGATATCACTTTCGCTCACGGCTTGAGGCTCGTTGGGCGGTTTTCTTTGATGCTATAGGATGGCCGTGGGAATACGAGCCAGAGGGTTTTGACCTGGGCGAAGGTGACTTTTACCTGCCGGACTTCAGACTTATTTGTGCAGACGGCGATTTGTGGGTAGAGATAAAAGCGAAAGCGCCGAATGCGGAGGAAAAGAGAAAAGCTGAAAAACTCGCAGAACAATCTGGAGCGGCAGTTGTGTTCGGCATAGGGCCTCCCGACCCTTACAAAATAAGCGACGGTTTAGATGGGTTTATCCCTAGTTTACGAGCGGGTGTGAAGGTCGGGTGGCTTGAATCCGTGGCAGCAATAAACACGTATTGCAAACAAAAATGGAATCGACCAGGCTGGTCCTTGGGTGGGGGCTTTGGCGACGAACCGTGTGAGGCCGACGTAGAAGCATGTAACGCGGCCAAATCTGCCCGCTTTGAATTTGGACAAAAGGGGGCAGCAGTATGACGCACTACTTCAGAGATCAAGGTCGGTCGTTACTCGCAAACGGCTATCGCATCATTCCAATTGGCCAGGGCACCAAGAGGCCCGTGCCGTCGCTCACGAACTGGGTGAATATCCTGATGGGTCCGAGCGATCTGTCTCGGTTCCCGAACTGCGGCGTCGGCGTGCTGACAGGGGTTGGTGCCAACCCGATTGTTGCCGTAGACGTTGACACCGAAAGCGAAGAACTTTCGGAAATGTTTACCAAGTGGTGCCTGGATAACCTGGGGCGCACAGCACCTGTAAGAACAGGTCGGGCACCGAAAAACCTGCTGGTGTACCGGGCGGCGGAGTCCGGTTGGCCAAAGGGGTCGAGCGCAAAGTTCTACGACCTTTTCGACCAGAAAAACCAACTTGAAGTTCTCGGTAAAGGTCAGCAGTTCGTTGCCTACGCGATCCACCCGGACACAAAAAGACCCTACACGTGGGCGGATAACACAGGTTGCCTGGAGGAAATCCGCGTTGACGATCTGCCGCTCGTCACTCTGGAGAAGTTGGTTCTGGCCATCAAGACGTTTGAGTCGATGGCAGAGCGCCTGCACTACGACCGGCACGCTGCCGGGGTTGCAATCGCGCCGAAGCAGCCCAAGGAGCGCACCGAGCGCAGCGATGAGGATTTTTACGGTCGCGTGAACGATGCCGCCATGCAGTCGATGGACGCATGGGTTCCCGACCTGTTCCCGACAGCCAGGGCGTACCACGGGGGCTACCGGGTCACGCAGTCCGATCTTGGGCGCAACCACTTGGAAGAAGATTTGTCCATCTTGCCGTCCGGCATCAAGGACTTCGGTGTTGCCGACCAGGGGGACGCAAAACAAGGCGGCAGGACGCCGATAGACCTTGTGCTTGAGTGGTCACACCTGACGATGGACGATATGGCCATCATGGGGCCATACGAGGCTGCGCTGTGGCTATGCAACCAAATCGGGACGCCGCGTGAAGAACTCGGATATGGGCTGAAAAGACGCAAGGAAAATGAGGCCGGTAAAGATGCCATGCGGTCTGCCCTGGCGGGGTTAAGGCAACGAGTAGATGAGGCCGAGGACATGGTTGCGGTGCGCACCGATGTGCTGCCCCAGATCAAGAACCTCCTTGCCGACTACCCACTGCTTGAGTCTGAGGCGTACAGCATCCTCCAGTCCAAAGCCAAGGGGTTAGCGTCGTCAATAACCAAGGGTGAGTTCCGCAAGTTGGTCAGCGTGTCGTCCGTACCGACGGTGCGCCAGGTCAGACCACTCACAGAATTTGGCAACACCGAACGCATGTTGGATCGCTATGGCAAGAGCCTGATGTACTGCCCAGACATCGGTGTCTGGTACATCTGGAACGGCAACAATTGGCGCAAGGCGCTTGGTGGGCGCTCTGAAATTGAGCACTTCGCAAAAGAGACTGTTCGCGCCTTGTCCAACGAGGTTGACGCCCACCCGGAGCCGGGCGAGTTCTACCAGTTCTGTGCGTTGAGCCAAAAGGCATTCATGGTACATAACATGGTCGCATTGGCCGAGAGCGACCCAAGGGTGGCCGTCCCTGCATCTGAGTTGGACAAATACCCGTATTTCCTTGGCGTAAAAAACGGGGTCGTTGACCTCAGAAACGGAATGTTAATTCCAGCAGACCCGGAGTTGCGCATCACATTGACATGCTCATGTGAATATGACCCTACGGCATCGGCACCGCTGTTTGAGAAAGTAATAAAAGACGTATTTTTTGACGACATGGATATGGTCGAGTTTGTCACTAGGGTCTTTGGTTACGCGCTGATGGGCAACCCGACTCAAGACATTATGTTTATTGCTTTTGGGGGTGGCTCCAACGGTAAGAGCACTATATTTAATGCAGTTCGCAAAACATTCGGCGGGTACGCACGGACCGCAGACGCGAGTTCGTTTGTGTCAGACGGGAAAGCTGGTGGCGCAGGCGGGGCGCGAGAGGATTTGGTGCGCCTGCGCGGGGCCAGGTTTGTTTACGTGTCAGAACCAGACGAAGGCGGGGAGTTGAAAGAGGGCGTCGTCAAAGGAATGACAGGCGGCGACGCTATCACGGCAAGAGGTATGTACGCAAAAGAGTCGGTTGAAATCACTCCTACTTGGGCTGTGTTCATGCCGACCAACCACAAGCCAATCATCAAAGGGACAGACAACGGTATTTGGCGACGTATGGGGTTGATACCGTTTGAACGCAACTTTGACAAGGACAAGACAATCGTAAAAGACCTGGATATGCGTGAGAAAGTGCTGCTCGAAGCACCTGGAATCCTGAACATACTTGTTAAAGCCTGCCTGCGATACCAGAAGGTAGGGCTTGCTTTGCCGAGCAAGGTTCTAGGAGCACGCGAGTCGTATCGTTCGGAAATGGACTTGCTTGCCGAATGGATTGACGAGTATTGTGAGGTCGGACCATCGTTTATGACCCCCATGAAAGCGCTCTGGGATTCATGGGAGCTATTCGCACGAGGTCGAGGGTTACTAAATTACATCAGGAGTAGCACCGTACTAGGTCGTCGTTTAGACATGCGTTTTCCAACCAAGAGAGGCAACGGAGGTGTCCGTTACCGCATGGGGTTACGCATAAAGGTATCAGAGCAATTATTTTAGGCATACGAAGTGACGCAAGTGACGCATTTGGGGTATTTTCAAGACTTTCCCTACATGTGTATAGAAAGTTTTAGAAAAAGGGGTAAATGCGTCACATGCGTCACTTTTTTAAAAATTTGGCAAATTTCACAGGCTGGAGGAAAAACGGGATGGAGATAAAAGCGACTACGCTTGATGACATTGCAGCAGTCGTCGGTTTCGCTGCAACGATACGACTGTGCGCATGGTTCGGAGATGCGAGCTACTTGTACGTCCCGCTCAAAGTTGACGACGAGCACCCGTTGGTTCGGTTGATCGGGCGATCAGCAGCAAACCGCCTTTCAAAAGAATGGGGCGGCGAGCATTTAGCTATTCCTAACTCGACCGGCTACGAGCAGGACGCACGGTACAAGACGATTGGTTTCCTGATCCAAAAGGGGTGCTCTACCCGCGAAGTCGCGCAGGTTGTACGTGTCAGCCCAAGGCGTGTCCAGCAAGTATGCCGCGAGCTTGAGGCCGCAGGGCTTATCCCGGTAATCGCTGCCAGAAAAACACCCAGGGAAAATTACCAGGAAAAAGTGGCCAGCGTTTTCCAGGCATTTACCCCATGCTAAATTTCTGTGGAAAAGTCGTCCAGGAAAATGGGGGTGCTAAATTTCTGTGGAAAAGTCGTCCAGGAAAATGGGGGTGGTAAATTTCTGTGGAAAAGTCGTCCAGGAAAATGGGGGTGGTAAATTTCTGTGGAAAAGTCGTCCAGGAAAATACCCCCTTCGCATTTTTCACGACGCTACAATGAGAATGATGGTGAATGCGCAGGCTTGATGCGTAGGTGGCAATTACAAAGTCCAACTCAGCAAATGCAAGCCGGAGATCAGCACCTGCCACCATTACGCCCACCTGTGGCAATAACACCGTGCTCCGTCAATCGTTGCAGGTATCCTGGCCACCGTTTCATCCCACCCTGAGCGCAAATCAGGTCTGTGATCCGCCAAGCGTTGCAGTCAACGCGGCCACCATCTCACATTGACCCCGCAATCCCGCCAAAATTGACCCAGGATCAACGACGACATCATGCGGGAACCGATGGGCCTACCGACAACGCAACGAGGCTCTGGTGGTCTTTTTTGAAGTTAATGTGGCCAGCATCTCACATCCATCTCACATTGCCCTCGCAATCCCGCCAAAATCGACCCAGGATCAACGACGACACTATGCTGGCACCGATGGGCCTACCGACAACGCAACGAGGCTCTGGTGGTCTTTTTTGAACCCGCAGCGGTGCTCTTGTCGCGTATGTCTTGAGTGCACGCGGCCAGATATGCGGTAGTCTGCATTGTTTGCTCTATGTCAGCAAGCGCATCCTGGTATTGCTCAGGTGTGTAGCCGATTGCTACAGACCAATACCTCATCGCCTGAGTCAAAACGGCGCAGATAGCCGTGATACCGTCTCCGTGCTCCCGCTGAACACGTCGCAAGTAGTCGTGCGAAAGGTATGATAAGCACGCCAGAGAGCTGAGTTGTGACCCGTGTTTTTGGGTCATTTTTTCTGACAGAATCTTCGTATCGTGGTTGAATAGGTCCATTAGTTCCTTGTTTGTGATTTCAAAATTGAACGGGCGAGCTTTTCATCCAGATTTCAAAATTGAACGGGCGAGGTTCTGATTTCAAAATTGAACGGGCGAGCTTTTCATCCGGCCAGCCCGCCAACAGCATACCCGCTGCGTATCACACCCAGCTTGAGCTACATCAAGCGTTCGGTATCGGTCCAGGTCGTCGGATTTTTCAAAACCCTGGCCGTTTTCTCCAGAAAATTGTCCACAGGTTGTCAACAGTCTAACTCCCGTGCACCAGTAAGCTAACTGCCCCGCTGACCCTGATGCCCGCTGACCCTGATGCCCGCTGACCCTGATGCCCGCTGACCCTGATGCCCGTTGGTCCGTCGATCCGCTGACCCTGATGCCCGCTGACCCTGATGCCCGCTGACCCTG